AATAAGTTTCTCTTTGTAAACCACAGTGCCTGTACGAAATCGGTCTAGAAAATCAAACCAATCAGGTGACAGGAGGTGCATGACCAAACCATAAGCAATTGTATCACTTGCAGAAGACATATCAACAGTAGCTAAGCTACCATCGATACTCCCTTTGCAGGCTAACTTTTGATTTCGAGTTTGATCAGTTAGATCAACTCCAGCACGTTGCAATCTCTTACGAATGTATTTACCAATTCCTTGTTGGCCGAAGCCATTAAGGGTAGGTTCAACACCGATAGAGCGTAACGTTTTGGAGCTTTTGGGCACGAATTGAAGTTTTCCATGAGACACTTTAATACCAACATTCCCGTTAGGGTCTGCATGGTAACGTGTCCAACCTGGGAATTCTGCTAAAAATTCTTTGGCATGGGAAACAAATTCGGGACTACACGTCAGATGAGCTTCAAGTTTAATCCTAGGATTAGACCGCGCTCGTTTTACGCTTGTTGTAGCGCCTGGACCAAATGAGAAATCAAGCTCTGAGTAATCAGGGACGTCGCCTAAGATACAATCTATTTTTCTGCTCGCGTAGTGTAATACTGCGTGAACATCGGAAGAAACTCCCGATAGATTGTTCCGGAAACGGTGATTAGTTTCAGAACACAGCTTCTCTGCTTCCATAAAGGTAGTAAACGCGACATCTTCTTTATTTATTCCCAAATCAAGTTCTTTCTGTTTTGAAAAAAGAGCTTGAATTTGACGAGCATATAAGAAGTCATCACGAGTAAAATCAGCAGTATAATCAAATTTGAAATTGATTATACCAAGATAATCTCCATTCAACAACATAGAATATAATGTTTTCGATAGAGGTCCACCTTTTTGAGAGCAAGTCTCAGCAATACGACCGATAATGATTAAGGATTTATCAGTCGGGTATATTCGTAAATAATCCATACATAACCTCCTAAGGTTGTGACGTCCGGAATTAACCGGACGGGATTAGTGCTAATTAATTTGAAATACTAGATTAACTAGCACGAATAAGGCTTACTAGCAACTGCGGAAAAGCTGCAGTAGAGTTTTTTACGGCATCTGCCGCGCTGGCCCCATTAAGGGTTCCCGTTGCGGTAGTAGCTGAAGCTCCTGCTAATATAGCCAACATCATTTTGAAAGTATTAGCCCTGTCTGCGATCGTGCTACGTTTGTCAGCGAAAACAGAAAATATCGCTGTCGTAACGTAGGCAACTTTCGCTGGGGCAACATAACCAAATGATGTTCCCGACGCACCTAATGTCTCCATTACTGGTACTTCAAGCTTTGCAGTGATCTTATAGCTGCCATTCTTTTGTTTCACTATTGACTGCGTCAGCCTTGCTTGGCCCTCAAAAGGCACTCCTGCCATTTGAGTTCTCCACAAGGGTTCTGGCGTATCAGTAATAGGAATAAAAGTTTGTTCAACTAACGGACTTGCATCGTCTTTGACTAGTAAATTTGTCATTGTGGCCATTGTAAGGCTCCTTCTAGGGTGTGAAACATGATATAGATCTAGTAACGTCAGATCTGTTAACGTGCTACCGCATCCGCTGAACTGCTAAAGCAATGGAATTATAAATCCTTTTAGGACTCATTGCCTCAGTTAGAGATTCAAACTCTGGCTTCGGCACAACAAGACTCGTACTCACCCTACGTGACATATTAAAATAGTTCACGAATTCAGTAGGTTTAACACTGAACTGATAGGATGGGTCAAAACTCATTGCACTGCCTTGGAATCGCCTCGTCTTTATAGTCAAAAATCGACCTTGAAGTTGAGGTATTGTGTTTAGATTCTCAAGATATGAACCGATTGGTAAAAACCAATCGACCACAAAGCTATATGGTATGAGTTCCCACACTACACGCGCTGGGTCAGTAAGACCAAGAGAACGAGGTGTGGATAAAGCTTCACGCATTTCATAGAGA